CAGTCGAAGGTAATGAGGAACAACTTAGGTTCAGGGACTTCAGTACTACCATTGAAGAGCTGAACCATGCAGTTGACACTGGTGGTAAGATGGAGCAGCAGAGAGTTCCCTACGACCTGATGGTTGAGGGGAGAGACGGCCTGCAAGAGTGGTGGGTCGATAAGCTCTCTGATTATATGATGGCTGTCCTCTGTGGAGACACAGGTTTCAATATCGGGGGTCATACTCCTGGTACTGGCAACAACTGGACGGCTGTTTCTGCGCCTGATGTAGGCCATCATATGGCAGTAAACGGTGCCGATGGCACTGCTGTTGCTACTGCTGAAGCTGCATTAACCTCGGCGGATACTCTCGATCTTACCTTCCTTGACAGGATGAAGCAGCGTGCAGAAATGCCTTATGGCACTGCATACAAAGTTCGTCCTATCATGAGTGGAGGTAGGAAGTATTGGAGAGTGATTCTCCACACTTACGTGTTTGACAACCTGCGCCAAAACACCAACGTTGCCCAGTGGGGTGATCTGCTCAGGAATGCCAACCGGCTACAGTTTCCCAATGTAGAGATTGAGTACAATGGTCTGTTGGTCATGAAGTCTGAGAGGATTTCAGAGATCTCTACTGCCATCTACAGGAACGTTCTGCTGGGTGGACAGGCAGCTGTTTGGGCTTGGGGTGGTGCTGGTGAGACCAAGTCAAGCACAATGGCCTTTGTCCCGTATGAGAAGGATGCCAAACGCTTTGCCATGATTCGTGGTGGAGGTATCTTCGGAATGGCCAAGACCACGTTCGAGGACAAGGACTACGGCATCATCACTGGAAGCAGCTACGCTGTACCGCTGACATAAGGGGGTAAGCTATGACTATCAATGTGAGCAAAAAGGCTGCCGATAATTTTCGGCTGGCACGCTCTCACACTCTGGCTGCTCCCGCAGACGGTTCATATGATCTCATTGCCTTACCCAGGTATGCCTTTGTTATGGGTACCTGGGTCTTCATTTCTACTGCATATGTAGATGCTGGAGCGACTATTACTGTCGGTTTTAAGGGCAATGGCGAATCTGCTGACGTTGACTACTTCATGCTTAGTGCTACAGCTATTCCAAATGCCACTGGTACTAAGACTGGTACTGTTGAGAAGTGGTTCAATGACCAGCGGGGCATGATAACTGTGGACTGTGATGATAATGGGGACACAGCCGGAACGTTCATTGTTTTCGCTGCGTACACCGTACTTCACTAAGGAGGAGATCAATCATGGCAATGCTTGACCTTAGAAGAACTGACCAGAGATCATATCCCTGGCATCAGCTCTACTGGCTGACCTCTGCAGAACTGGTCGGACCAGACACCGATGATGCAGAAGCAGTTTTGTTCTCGTTTCCGCTAAGTCGTGGTAAGGTTACCTTGCTCTATGAGGCTGTGTTTGAGACCGGAGAAGCCTTCGATGGTACCTCAGACATCCTCGTTGGTATAGGCACTATTGCTACTGACTTGGCAGAGACTGGTGATACTGTCTCTGTTGTTGACGCAGATGAGATCTTTCAGACTGGTGAGATTACAGTCACTGCTAATGCGATCTCGTATCTGTCTGGCAATGATATGCTTACAGCTTTGGCTGCAGGCACACCAGGTGTAACCATCGTCCATACTGATGCAACTGTACCAGTGGTGTATGCTACGCATACTGCCTCTAGTGCAGTGACCACCGGTGCTGGCAGGTTGCACTTGCTGATGTCAACCATACCCTTTGTGTTGAATCCTGGGACCTAATTAAGGTTAAACGTCAAAATTTGACCTTTCTGGGGGTTAGTATGCAATTCAGTCTTATGGTTACAGAGGTTGAGAATATCATCCAGGATCCAAGTTATACCTCGGATGATATAAAGCGTTATTTGAATCTTGCGCTTGATTTCGCAGCCCAACAAGTTCCTCTCCCAGACCTGAAGAGAATAGGAACTATTGAGACTGTCCAAGACCAAGCGTGGGTGTCTCTGTCAGAACTATCCGGAGGCTTCTCAGGCAGGCTAAGGAAATGTTTCAACTCCAGCGGCACCGAAGTGGAGATCTATCCGACTCTAGATCTTCTTATGCTCGATTATGCTCCCTTGACCTCCGAGGGAGCAATTGAGGCTGTCGCTCAGGAAGGAACGATACTTTGGTATCAGAAAATTCCGGTATCCCCTGAGACACTCACGCTTCTCTATTACAGGAATCCTGAGACATTGGTCAAGGATAGTGATGTACCCACTAACTACCCAGAGTTTCTCCACAAACTTCTGTTTGTTCATGGAGCTGCTTTTATGCTCTTCGATCAGATTGAGGATGGTGTTGAAGGAGAAAAGATAAATACAAGGTCGAACTTTTGGCAGTCTTTTGACGAGAACAACAAGGGTTCAGGAATAATAAAGCTTAGGGAATGGGTTGCCCAAAGGAGGGTACACTACGTCAGCAGTCGTTGGAGTAACTGATGCCAAACATCATAACAATCTTCGACACCACTGCAGGATTGAATACGCACACTGATCCTGCTAAGTTGAGGTGGACACCAGAGGGAGGATTTGTAGATCTGGCTGTCGCATACAACATTGACGTTTCAGACATTGGTAGAATATCTAGGAGGAAGGGCTTCACCAGAAGGTTTGATACTGGTGCACATAGCATCTTCGCCTATGGGTCTATCTGTCTGTTTGTAGCAGACAATGCTCTGACTGTTCTGCATGAGGACTTTACTACCAAGCCCATAAGGAATGTTACTGCCGGAGCAAGGATGGACTATTGTCCAGTGGGCAATGAGATATACTATGGCAATGGTCATGAAGTCGGTGTTGTAGTGGCTGGAGCATCCTTCGGGTGGATCTTTACGGAGTACATTGGGCCTAAGACAACTAGGACGTTCTCTAATCCTCCTGTAGGTAGGTTATTGGAGTATTACAATGGAAGGATGTATGTTGTCCAGAATGATGTTGTCTGGTACAGTGAACCCTTCAACTTGAATGCTTTCGACCTAGCAAGAAACTTCATACAACTCCCTGGATACATCAGAACGCTCAGAGCCGTTGCTGGAGGTCTATACGTCAGCACCGAACAGGACACCTTTTTCTATAAAGGCTCGACTCCAGAGGACTTCCAAGAAATCAAGGTTGCTGATTACCCTGCCATAGAAGGTACTGACCAGACACTACAGGGACGTATCAACTTCGGTCAGGATGGCAAGCCTTATGTGGAAGTTGCTTGGGGGTTAGAGAAATCAGCTATTTGGCTGGCTGAAAAGGGTGTCTGCTGGGGAGGTTCTGGTGGGGAGTTTTTCAACCTAACAGAGAAAAGGATTGAGCTTCCAAAGGCATCAACGGGAGCTGGTCTATTTCATGAAGGTAAATACGTAGGACTACTCAACCCGTAAGGAGGAGCAAAAATGGCTCTTAGAATGTCTACAGGCTTGCGGAATGACATGCTGGGTTTAGTAGCCACTGTTGTTGCCTTTGCCCAAGGTGCCGACTACCATATTACAGATGGTGGTGGGAGCGATGACTCGATTGTCGCTTCTGCTGGAAATCTGGAGACTGATGGGTTTACCCCTGGTGATGTAATGAAGCTTGAAGGAGCTACGGCTCCTGCGAATGATGCAGCTATTACAGGGGTTATAATTACTTCAATGTCTGCGGATGGTAAGACCGTCTTTTTTCCAACTGGTACAGTCGACACTGATCAGGTATTTGCTGCCATTACCACATTACTGGCAGCAAGAGGTGGCTCACTAAAGGACGTCTTCAAAGATGGTGTCCTGAGAATCTACTCAGGTGCCCAACCCGCAAGTCCTGACGATGCAGTCAATGGCAGTCTCCTCGTTGAAATCTCCCTTGATGCTGGCACCTTTGCTGCCGGTGATTACGAGTCCGGTATTGAGTTCGAGCTCGAAGCATCGGTTACCTTAGGTGAACTCGAGAAAGAGAGTGCTGAAACCTGGCAAGGTGTAGGTGCTATTGCAGGGACTGCCACATGGTTTAGGCTGGTTGGCAATGTAGCCGATACCGGTCTGCTGAGTACAACTCTACCAAGGATTGACGGTACAGTAGGTGCATCAGGTGCTGATCTGAACATGAGTAATACTGCCGTTTCAGTTGGTGCTACCTATACTGTCGATACCTTCAAACTCTCTTTACCTCTCCAGTATGGAGCATAGTAGAGAATGGCTGACCTAAGCATAACTGAATCTGATGCTGTAGAGTCTATCTCTGTACAGGAATTTACTCGGCTCGAGCAAGCTGACTTTCCAAGTATATTCATTGAGGTTAGTGACACAGTCACTGTCACCGATGTTGATACAGTCATGCTTCTCCTCGAGATTTCTGAGTTCGACAGTGTACTCGTTGAAGAGTATTTTCTTGGTTACACTGGTTTAGCCCTAGATGATGGTGTCCTCTCAGACCTGCAAATTGATGCAGCAATGGGAGTGAATCTCTGGATGGATCCTCCTGATGTAGTTCGTACTGTAGATGGAGCATACGGTTGGCTTTCTGATTTACAAATAGAAGCTGCAATGGACATCAGGACTCTGGAGTTAGACGAGGGTCTTTCTGATCTCCAGATAGAAGCTTATATGGGAGCCAGCACCAGAGTGGACGACCTTGACCCGCTCTATCTCTCTGAGTTGAGAGGCGAGGGAGGGATTTATGAAGATCCTGTTATATCCCTTGATGCTACATTATCTCAACTTGAGGGAGAGGGCTATCTAGGTGCTTTCCTGGACGAGAGGTTATCTGAACTAAGAATTGAAGCAGGTATATCCGGAGTAGAAGATATCAGTGCTGACGTATGGTTACCTGGTCTCGAGATAGAGGCGACCATAATATCAGAGACTTTTCTAGGTCTGGATAAAAGACTCACATTTCCTGTAGCGGATGCTTACATCCAGGAATCCCTCGACTTGGAACTTGATTACATTCTTCCTGGATTGGTTCTAGCCGGTAGTATACTTCTGGGGACAGTTCTATCCCTGGATTCTACACTCTCTGAGCTTCAAGGAGAGGCAACTATTCTATCAGAGACATATCTGTCTCTTGATGGAACCCTATCACCCTTAGTAATAAGCATAGCCGATAGTAGGGGAGGAGGTGGTGCAAAAGGCTCTGTCTTGGAAGAAGACAGATTTGAAGATTATATCATGAGATACTCTAGATGGTAAAGGAGGTTTTGAAATGCACAAGGATCATGTCAAGATCGAAGGATTCACAAGAGTCCAGATCGAAGACGGCCCGACAGGTAAGGTTGTGGGCGATTCCGGCTGGCAGAAGAATACCATAGTCAACGATGGTTACCTGAACTACTTATGCGACCTCCTCGGAGATAGTGCTACAAGTAGGCAGGTGAAATTCGTTGCGCTTGGTACCGGAACTTCTCCAGGGGCGGCAGATAACGATCTCGATGGAGAGATCATGTCGTCCACCCAGCGGAAAGCCCCAACTTACGCTGCTGTAGCCAGTACCACTGCTCAGTTCACTGTGTCCTTCAACAGTGTGGACAGCTTCGTGACTACGTCCTTCAACCTGAGCAATGTCGGTCTGTTTGTGAGCTCTGCTGAGAACTCAATCTTCGCAGGTAATGACTACGCCAGCAGCTCATGTGACACCAACCAGAACGTCTATGTGACGTACCAGATCCGATTCACATAGGCCAGCTGATGAAAGGGAAAGTGATATGGGGGACGTGGCTGAGATTCTCAAGGCCAATCAAGGTATCAGACTCGACATCGGCTGCGGTAGCAACAAGCAACACAAATCATTTGTGGGTATGGATAAGCGGGAGCTTCCGGGAGTGGACATAGTTCATGATCTGGAAGTCTTCCCTTATCCCCTCCCAGATGATTGTTGCCTGATGGTTATAGGCAGTCATATTGTTGAACACATTAAGCCTTGGTTGATGATTGACTTTATGAACGAACTCTGGAGGATCATGAAGGTCGATGGTCAGTTAGCTCTGTCGATGCCCTATGCTACGAGCTTTGGCTATTACCAAGATCCGACCCACTGCAATCCTTGTAATGAGGCAACGTTTCAGTATTTTGACCCAAGGTTTCCGTTGTATGGTATCTATGAACCAAAGCCTTGGGTACTGGACAAGGGATTCCCTGTCTGGCACATCAACGGGAATCTTGAGGTGCTGATGTGCAAGATCGAAAACGCAGACGAAATGTCAAAATTTGACTTTTCTGGGACGGAGGTGATAGATGAATGACATTATAAGGCCACCTGACGAAGGTACTTTCATAGATGACAGAGTTCTCGAGGGCTACACTGGAGAGTTGATTCCTAACAGGAAACCTACCAAGAACAGAATAATGGTAGGGATTCCAATGACTGGCATGCTACGGAGTGAGTGGGTACTTGCCAGATACGGCCAGACAATTCCCTGTAATTGGAGCACAGTGGATGTAATTCACTGGCTCGATCAGACATCTCCACTGAGATTCCAGGTAGCTGATGCAAGGAACATGGTTGCCTCTCGAATGGTTGAGGAGGGATTTGAATGGCTGTTCTTTATAGACCATGATACAATACTGCCACCACATACTTTGCTGACTATAAATGAAAGGATATTGAAGGAAGAGATTCCTATGTGGTGCGGGCTTTACTTTACTAAATCTGTCCCCTCCGAACCCTTAATCTATCGAGGCAGAGGGACAGGGTACTACAACAAATGGAAGCTTGGGGACCTGGTCTGGGTGGATGGTATCCCTATGGGGTGTACAGTAATTCACTACTCCATCCTGAAAATCCTCTACGATGACAGTGAGCAGTATCAGCTGGGAGGAAGGACGGTAAGAAGGATATTTGACACTCCCAGTAAATCCTTTGTAGACCCAAAAACTTTGACTTGGTTTCAGGCCTCTGGTACTGAGGATCTGGAGTTCTGTCAGAGAATCATAGAGGAGAAGGTTCTAAAGAGGGCTGGATGGCCAAAGATTGCCAGGAGGAAGTATCCATTTATGGTAGATACCAATATCTTCTGCCGTCACATAGACTGGAACGGGATTCAGTTTCCGTCTGTGGGAGAGGAGAAGCAATTCGAGAGGTGATTTATGACCGAGCAACATAGATACGGCTTTCCTCTTATTCAGGCCACTGGTAATACTTGGCACATGCTACAGAAAATTCAGTTGTTGACTGGCTTGAAACCAACTGGTAGTCATAATTCCCAAGACTCAACAGTGATTGCATTTGATCAAGAACTCACTGTCCAGCAGCAACAAGACCTTACTAATCTCCTACAACAACCTGAGATATACGATCCTGGGTGGACGGGATTCCAGACTACTCCAGATAGTTGTCTGTACATTGATGACATCTTTGAGGATGATGCAGACTTTGCAGCTTGGCTTGCTACCATCAATATCTCTGGACTTGATGGACTGAGATGGTTTGTAGAAAAGGTTCAAGGTTCTGGTAATAGAAATGGAATCCAGATTACATTCAACAAGCTATTAACACAACCAGACAGGAATAAGATACTCAGTGCATATGCAGATAGTGCTAGATTTGGAGGATTCTAAGTGGCAAAGCTTCCTACCTATAGAGAAATCATAAATGAAGAAATTCAAAGCACCACCGATGAAGATCTTCACACAAGAATGTTCATGGATACTACAAAGTTCAATGGCACAGTTACTTGTTATCTGGAAGTAATGGCCAAGGTTGGTGCTGCAGAAAGTGTCGATGTCGAATTCCACAATGCTGGCCACACAGTTAAGGCATCGGTCACTGTAACTGCTACTAGCTATACAAGATACAGATCCACCTCTTTTACCCTTTCAACTGGCTCCTATGAATACCACCTTGCCACCAACAACATCTCTGGGGAAACAATAGATATACGAAGTGCTAGGATTTACCTCATTCAGGAAGGTGATGATACTATTACTAACACAGAAATAGCCTTTGATATCGGTGATGCCGATTATGTCTGGTCATCAAGTTCGTATAATCAACAAATGCTAGAATACCCAAAATACTGGAAATATGATGAAGCAGCCTGGGAACCAAATATCAGAACTCAAGGACTCACTAATGTTTATTTAGAAGTTGCTTACTCTGTAGACAATGATAAGTACGATGTAAACTTTTATCTAGTTGAAGATGATGGCAATTTTGATGGCTGGACTTTTATTACTGGTGTTACTGGGGCATCCAGTGAAACTCCTTCAAGAGTAAGAAGTGGAGATCTCCAAAGCGATCTTACTGATGGCCGACACTATAGCTTGGGCTTTGCCACAGAGGGGTCTAAGAGTGGTCGCGGAGTAAACATCTATGCTGCCAGACTTATTATTCAAACTGGAGGTTATGGTGAAATAGAAAAGATCCAAAGTCAAATGCTATTTGGCAATACATATCTTGGTTCTGGCACAGGATTAATAAACTTTGAGCATGAATGGAATCCCAGTGATTACGATGGCTATGAGTTTGAAGCGGTTCATATCGGCTTTTGTGACCTTAACTACGATCCAGACTTTTATATTCAAAATACAGATGACACACTTGAGATAGAGGGGTCTAGGGTTTATGCAATGGTTTCTAGTGGTGAAACTAGATTAGCTCGACAGACCACATATGGCCAGTATTCTACCGAGCCTCCAGATTATGTTTCTTTAGACGATACTAATGATGCCCACGGACAATCTTATGAAGCATCTGGTGGTAAGATTAAGCGAGTGGCCTTTTGGCTCACAAAGAACAACAATCCGACAGGCGATGCCTATGCAAAAATTTATGCTTCAACCGGCACTCCTGGCACAAATGCCACTCCGACAGGAGCGGCCTTGGCCACAAGTGAGGCAGTAAATGTACTTACTGAACTAGATACAGCTTGGTCGGAGTGGACTTTCTTTGAATTCAGTGATCCGTTTGAAACTACTGACGGTACAGATTATTTTGTGGTATTGGAGTACACAAATGGCAGTGCTGTCAACACAGTCGATGTAGCCTATGATGCAAGCCCCGATCTAGATACTGGTCAGAATAGAGCATATGATGCTGGGGGCTGGTCTAGTAACACAACTGAACTTTGCATTGATATACAGGAACTGTGTGAACTGCCAGCTACTACTAAAAGTCTTGATGTTTATCGCAGTGTTACAACTTTTTATTACTGTGGCAGTGCGCTCCTTTTCAACTGGGAGTTAGTTACTGCAGCCCAAGATTTAAGTATAGATGAAACAGATGCAGTTGAGACTACTGGAGTCACTGATGTCATTACTGACATACAAATTCCTGGGCCCACTCTACTCGTTAGTGAGGCAGATGCTGTTGAGTCAGTTGCGGTAACAGAAAGTGTTCCAAGGCCAGATGTTGTCTACGATGCAGCTGAAATCATTACAACTCCCAGTTATACTTCAGAGGCTACTGCCTTTAACTATAGGGTGGTTGTTGTAGCAGCAGATGTAGACTTTGATGGGGAGCAGATGAGGGTTCTTCTCCTTGGGGATGATGATAACACCCTGAGTATTACTGCCTGTTCCTTAGGTCTCAGAGATGCTTCGTCCGAAGACTATGAGGTTGCCTCTTTCATAAAACTTACTTTCGATGGCCAAGATGGTATTGTTATACCGATTGGTGGTGAGGTCTACTCTGATTGGGTAGACTTTCCATCTGATACAGCTGAGGACTATTTAGTCCATATTTACTTAGATGCTGCCCATGAGTTCCCTCAGGAGGCAGATTAGGTATGGCCACTTATAAAAAATCAGGTACCGGTGACGACTCCCTAGTCAGAGCCCCGTCTGGTTATTCTTCTGAGGCAGTAGCTAAAATCCTCAAGAAGGTTCAGACTCGTGGCAAGAAGCGCAGGATTGGTGAGTTTGATATTGTCACAGTTACAGATGTTGTCACTGACATATATATCTCTCCGCCTGATTTACAGATAAATGTCTATGAAGAACAAGCTGTAACAGAGAATGTAGAAACTGCTCAAGTATCCTTCATTGATGTATTTGATCAGCAAGCAGTTACTGAAGATATAGAGACAGCCCAGACTTCCTTTATTGATGTCTACGACCAGCCAGGTGCTACTGATGTCATAGATGATATATATGTTGCTGAGCCGGATAGAGTAATAGATGTTTTCGATCAGGCTGGGGTCACCGAGAATATTGAGACTGCACAGACATCTTTCATAGATGTCTTTGATTCTACTACTCCCACAGAATACAGAGAAACTGCCCAAGAATCATTTGTAGACGTCTTCGACTCTACTACTCCAACAGATGTCGTAGTCGATTTAATTGTTACTGAAGACTA